CCAACAATACCTAACAATGAATAAGCAATAGCACTAATCACACTAGGTGGAAGTGAAGCTATTAATTTAGCAAACCCACTAATCACTTTTGCTACTACGTTCACAATTAAACCTAAAGCATGTGCAAATGTGCTAATTGCTCCACTTTTAGATAAGGCTGAAATAAGATTTGTTACTGCATCTTGCACATTCTTAAATGCACTAACAACAGAACTTATTGCTCCACTATCATTTAATCCATTCCATAGATCTTTAGCTACTGTTATTACATTTTTAATTGATGTAGCTATACTATTAATAACTTTATCAACGTTGATACCATCTAAAAAATTACCGAATTTATTCGCAAAGCCTTTAAAATCTACTTTTTCTAAAGCTTCAATAATTCCTGAAATAGCTTTTATCCCGAATTTATTAAATCTTTCAAACGCTGGTTGAAGTTTAATAGCAACCGTCTCTTTTAATCCATCAACAGCCTGGTCTACAGTTTTGAATTGAGTAGCCATTTTCATGAAATCAGTGTTATTACCAACCTTTTTAATAGCTTCGAAGAAATCTTCTGTTTTGACTTTACCATCTTGAACATTTTTAACCAGCTCTTGAACTGACATTCCCATTTCCTTGGCAATAGCACCCATTGCCGCTGGGGCTTGGTCAAGTATCAATTTAAAGTCTTGCCACGCTACTTTTGGCTTCGCTGCCATTTGTGTAGCTTGAGTACTTAAAGTTTTCATAGCTTGCTTAGGATTTTCTGCTGAAGCAGCTAATCCTCCAAAACCAGTTACAAGTTTATCAGTTTCTTTAATTCCTACTGCTGCTAACTGTGAATAGGTTTGAGCCATCTCTGACGCACTATAAATAGTTTTGGAAGCGTAGTCTTGCATTGCTGTCTTAGCTACGTTTATTTCTTCAGAAGATTTCCCTAACATATTCATGTTACCTTCAAACGTTTGCCATGCCTTAGAAGAATTATTTAATTCAGAAATCATTCCTCTAATTCCAGTTGATATTCCTCTAATACCTGCACTTATTCCAGCACTTACTAAATTAGCTCCTAACACACTTTTGAAGACTGAACCAGCTTTACTTCCAGCACTCTCAAGTCCAGTTAATGCACTTTTAAGTCTTCCTATACCCGAGGTGGCACCTTTTTCATTCAAATCAACATCTATTTTAACTTTACCTTCTGCCATATATTAACCTCCTTTCTTTTAAATTAATCTTCAATAGGAAGTTCATATTGACGTTGTAAGCTCCTCATGTGTTCTTTGTATTCAGAACTGTCATGTTTTGATGGTTTATAACTCCTAATCTTAATTACCTCCATGAATTTAGTATTCTCAGGAAGTTCACCTAATAAAGCGTTGAATTTCTTCCAGTGAAGTTTACCTTGCATTTCTATAAGGTCGATATTATATGCTTGAAAAAAAGAAGCAAATATATAATCTGAATCATATTTCAGACTATATAATTGCTCCTGTTCTTCTTCTGTTTCCTTAACTGGCATTGGATTACCTGCCAAATCATACTCAACTGAATTAAATTCCTCATTTTTGATATGTTCATCGATTATTTGAGTTAAGAATAAATCCACATCTTCAATTGAATATTTAGTGAATGGTTTCCCAGTCAACATAAACATCGCAAAATATGGCTTTTCATAATCCTCTAAATCTTTTGACTTAAGCATATCAAGTAATCTAATTACATTATCAAAATTAAGGTTAAGTTTATAAACTTCGCTACCTATGATTAATTCATCTTTTAATTTGTAAGCTAAATTAAGCATGGTCGATATCTAGATACTTGATATATTTATCTACAGTCATTGAATTTTCCATTTCATCTGCAATACCTTTAATCGTTTGTATTGCAGATAAGAATGTAGGAATACATGATCTACCACATACCTCATATACACGGTTAAATGTATCTTCATCAAATAATTTCACCCATAAGTCTTTCGCTAAATCTTTAACAGTTTTTAAATCTGAAGTAGTTCCACTCAGATTTGATAATTTTTCTTGTAACTCTTTAGCATAATCTTTTAATTCTGCTAATTTTAATATATTTTCATCACTCACTACAAATCTTAGTTCAAACTCTCCAAAATCAACTGGAATTGTATTTTCAAATTTCTTAATTACTACCATGCTTAAATCCTCCTAAATTATGCTACTGCTGTTTGTTTTGGCAATGTTGCCCACTTAATCGTACATTCAAAGTTTTCAAAGTCACTTGCGTCACCATCTCCAGCTTTAATTTTAGATACGATTGCTACTGCTTCCCACGCTGTCTTACCGTCTGAAGATATTACTTTGAACCATACTTTCCTATCATCTCCAACCTTATATCTAAGGTCAGCGATTAGTTTTTGTGCTTCATCTTCTACATCGAAGTTCCCCTCAAATGAGAATCCAGCTTTAACCGATTTTACAGTTTCCTCAGGTGTACCATCTCCGTCATACCATGCTACATCGTCAGTATCTTCGTCTGTTTCGTCATTTACTGTTTTAATATACTTAGCTAACAGTTTGTACTGTTCCTTTGTCGGTGCTGTTGTTGCGTTCGCCTTATCAAAAGGTGCTACAAAATGTTTTCTCAATGCGTTCTTTTGTCTAGCCATTAATTATATCTCCTTCTATTTCTAATTTTGCTACTATTCGTAGTGTATAAATAAAATAGTCTTGTTCATCACGTCCATTTATTGCTGGCTTACCGACTTCAAGACTTAAAAATCGATAAGTACCATTTAAACTAGGTAATTGCAAATTAAATTCTGACAAAGCAGTGTGAATAGTCCACATAATAGCATTAGCCTTTTGATTCTCTAAGCATTTTACAGCTATTTCAAAAGGTAAACTTATTTCTTGAGTACTATCCATGAATAATTGTTCTACTCTGCCACCTGATATCAGATTAATAACTAAATCATCTTTTTCAGTGAAATAATCTAATCTTGCTTCAAGTGGTAGATTTAACGAATTTACAAAATCACATAAAACCTCTTGAAAATCAATATTATTAATCATCTAATTCCTAATCCTCTCTTAACTACTTCTTCCCAACGATCCATATATACATCTGAAGCCTTCTCACACCATTTAGTCCCAGTTCCTGGTGTAGTATAATTTTTGAATCTAACAATTCCATTACTACCAAAAAACTGTGCTCTCGCATATACTGTATTCCATGCTACTGAACCATTACTAGCATTACCGCTAGCACGTAAATAACCTTTACCATCGTTGGGGACAAACCTTTCACTATCCATAAGTATTTGGTTAGCTACTGCAGTTTTTGCTGTTCTAACATTCCCAGACCCAAATTTCTTTTCCATAGGTGATAAATCGAAAGACACCTTAATTGACATCTAAATCACCGTTATTTCGTAAGAAAATACCTTTCTACCTAAATAATTTGTTTCAAAACTAATCACTTTATATTCTCCGTGTTTGTCTGTGATTTTAGCTTGCAACCAACTATCATCAACAACAACATTATTAAATTTAGGATAAATAAATAAGGTTCCAGATTTGTTCCTTGTGATATTTGTTAAGTTTTGAGTGTTTGTAGTTTTATCTATAGAACTTCTATCAAACCGAACAAATTTTATTTCAAACGGTTCTTTATAGGCGATTTTCCCCCATTTGTCTTTCTCACCTGCTAAACTTACAGTTACAGTATCGGTTAAAAGGCGCTTATCTATCATAGCAAACACCCCTATATCCAAAACCTACACTTTTAAGTAAGTTCATTGTGTCTAATGCTAAATTGTATTTGCTAGCTTCAAATTTAGCTGGACTAGTTCCACTACCGCCATAATTAACAGTAGTTCTTCCAATACTCAAACTACATAAAGAATGTTTATCTTCAGCAGTAAGTATTCCAGTTTCATTTAAGTAGCGAATTTGATTAGCAATAGCAAGCTTTACTGCATGTTTTCTAGGTGGGAAATCATCTTCTAAGTTGTTATTTTGATAAAAGTAGTTAGTATATAAATCTACTGCCATTTCTGCCTTTACTTTTAATTCTGAAAATTCTTCAATCTCTGCAAAACCTAATTCTTTAAATTCTTCTAAAGTTAAATAACTCATTGTTTAACCTCCTAAAAAGAGGCTGAATTACTCAACCTCTTTAGTTTCTTTTTTCTCTTCTACTGGAGTAGGTGCTGGAGTTACTTCTTTAACTTCCTCTTTTACTTCTTCTAGGTTAGTTAAAGCTCCTTCACCTAATGAACTGATAATTTCTTTTGCTCTAGCTTCTGTAATATCTAGTTCTGTGCCTTTCTTCACTAATTCATAAGCCTCTTTATCTGTGAAATCTACGTTTACTAAATATTTAACCATCGTTATTTCCTCCTATTATGCTAATGGTGCAGCGCTTGTAACTTTGATAATTGCTTTTTTGTTGTCATCAAGAACGAATGTTCCACCTTTAGCAGCAGCTTGAAGTTTTACACCGTCAAAATCTTCAGCTTCTACTGTTCTGGCAGTTTCAATTCCGATGAATGGAATTACAATTCCATCTGGAGAGAAGATTGCAACAACATTATTTTCAAAGTATTGTTCAGGCACTACAATTAATTCAATGTTTTTATATTTTAATAAACCATTAGAATCTAAATTTATATTTGAACCTTTTGATTTATTTGTTGAAGCCATATCGATAATAGCGTTATAAATTTGCGCTCTGATATAACATTTAATTGGTGCGTTAATTTCAGTATTAACCACGTAAACATTAACTTGGTTAAATAGTTTTTGAATACTAGCTTCATCAAGTTTAGCAAGCTCTTTTGTTTCTCCTGCATTTGTTGATAAGAACTTCCCAATTCTCTTGTTCATTTCTCTAGTTTGAGCTTCTGAGTGCAATCTTAAACGGTCTGCTACTGCTGCGTTTAAATCATTGTTAACTGTGTAGCGGTCGATTCCCTCATGGATTGTTAATGAGTAATCATAGTTTACTTCTGCATCTTGGTAAACCACTTCTTTTAATTTACCAAAACGGCTTCCCAATCCTGTTCCTTCTTCGAATACTTTTGTTGAATCAGCATTGTAAGTTCCTACAACTACTGGTGTATTGTTAGTTTTAACCATGAAAGCCTTAGTATTGTGTTGTACTCCGTCTAATGTTTGAATCGGAGCTAAGGCTCCTGCGAATGCTTTTTGCACACCGAAAATTGTAGATAACACTTTAGTATATTGTGGTGTATATACTCTTACTGGTAAATTATTATTGTTTGTTGTCATATTTTAAAATTCCTTTCTTTATTTCGTATATTGATCTATTACTGCTTGGAACGGGTCAACACCTGCTGTTCCGTTTCCGTTAGGGTTGCCACCAACTGTAATCTGAGGTGTAGTTGGTTGTTGTTCTTGTTCAAATAAGAAAGGTTTACTTTCTCTTAATGATTTAACCACCTCATCAAGTTTAGGCTTCCCGTCTTCTCCTAACTCAATCTTATCAATATCGATAAGTTTCATTAGAACATCGCTATCGTGTGCCTTAACATCTTTTAGTGCCAAAGCAATAGCATTTGTTTTATTTATTTGTGCCAACTTGTTATCACTATCTACTTTGAATTGGTTATATTCTTCTTGTAATTTCTCTAAAGCCTGTTTAACTTCTGAATTAGCATCATTACTTTTAGTTAACTCTTCAAGTTTAGTATTTTGTGATTCAAGTTGTGATTTTAATGTGTCATTCTCAGCAGTTAGTTCTAACTTCACTTGTTGCTTTGCCTTCTCTAAACCTGCACCGTACGCTTGCATGATTTTATCGATTGCGTCCTTATCTGCTACTCCTGCTTCGATTAACATATCTCGTTTTAAGCTCATGATTTAAGCTCCTTTCGTTTTACGTCCCGTAGACTGAATTTTTAGCACTATTACACCGTGCAAGGCATAAAAAAATAAGCCTTTTAACGTCATACTCAGGACTTAAAATGGAAAATTTGGTTGTTTTTTCCATAATAAAAACACCTAGTAAAATTTACTAAGTGTTTAAAGTATATTTAAATATTAATATATAATTTCCTCAACTTCTTCTGTTTCTTCTGAAGCATGATCCATCATTTTCAAATATTTTTTAAATTCTTCTTTCGCCCATTCTGGAGCGTCTTCTTTTATTTTTAATTCATCACCACTGGTTACCCAATACTTATATCCTTTAGGTTTTATCAGCATTTTTAAAAACCTCCTTAATTTTATCTTCTAATACTTTTCTAAAATCATTAGCAATTTCTCTCGGTGTTTCTCCATAAGCTTCAGCAAATAATTCAGCAAATGTTTCTGTATTCTTAGTTTTTTTCTTATAATAACTTTCTGCATATCCTCCAGTTAGTTTCCCTACTGTATTTTTCTTGTACAGAGAGTTAATATTCCCCATTTCTTTAAATATGATATCTGAAAACTGTGATACATTCATTTTTTTTGACATCTGAAAATCAATATGATGTCCAAACTCGTGTAACATTATATGATTCTTATCGCTATTTTTTGAAAACCATCCTTCTGCAACTCCTTCTTTAACTAAATCTGATAATACTTCAGCTGTTTTAAAATATTTCACATTTATTCCAAAACGTATTGGTGTGTGTGTTTTACTACTATGTGCATAATATGCTATGCCTTCAGTTTTAGAAGGTGCAACAGCTAAAATTTCCGGAATTTTTTCAGGTAGTAAATGATATATTCCTTCAAATGATTTCAAAATATTAATTGTTTGCCTTAATGCTTCTTCTGGTAACTTTGTTCTAGTATTTTCTATAACCTCCATGTCAAACTCATTTTTCAAGAATTTAACCATGTCTCTTTTTGTCATTCCATCATCAACAATATATTTATTAAATACCCTTACATCTTTATTATATACCGTTTTATTTTTCCTTTCAATTATTTTCTTAAAGAACTTTCCTATTACAATAGGATTTTTCTCTATGAGTTTTTTCCTTCCAGATTTCAATGTTTGAGCTCTTAATATTAGTTTTTTTAATAATTCAGCATCTCCTAATTCCTTAGCTAGTATTTGCTTATCTTTGTTAATTCTAATCTCACGATCAAAAGCCTTTAACCTTGCCTTATCAAGTGCATTTTGTTTAGCTTCTTCTTCAGATAAGTGTTCTAAATGCTCAGGTAAATCAGGCTTAAAATTAACTCCTACTACAAATGGTGTCAAATAGTGTCCGCAGTTGATTCCTAAGCAACCTCCTGGACTACCGTACCCATAATCAGGTAAACTTAACACTCTTTCACCTTTTATAGTCCTTGCAACTCCTTTAGTTACTATTTGATGTTGAAGAGGTGCACACAATTCTCTTGCACTAGACTTAGCACTGTAGTAATAAGTGTCTATTCCTAAATCTTCTGCAGGCTGTTCTCTCATTTCTCTGTATGTTCTGAATGTAGTAGTTCTTATTACCGTTTGTGCATATCTCTCAACAGTCCATGTCTTACCTCCTCTATCCTTAAATGCAGTAAATCCACGTTCATACATCTTTAATACGGCTTCTGATAATGCTTTTTTATCCGACTTAGTACCTGACACCACTCCAGCTACTGCACTTTCTAAAGTTTGCTTGTAGTTCTGTTGTAATGCTTTTGGCATTGTAGTATTGATTAGATTACTAAGTTCAAACATTGTCTGATTTGCTAATGCATTTAAACTCTTTTGAACTAGTAGATTAGGTTGTGCGTTAGTCTTCAAAGCCTGTGCCAATTGTTGGTGGCTATCTTGATAGATTTTAAAACCTTCATTAGCAATTACATCTCTGAATACTTCCTCTGCAACCCCACTATATTTAGAAATCAATTTAACATTTTCTTCTGTAATCAAATGCATATCGTTTAGTTTTTCTAACTGCCACACATAAGGATTATCGATTAAATCTGCTGTTCCACGTTGCTTTAATCTTCTGATTACGTTCTTCATCATTTCCATGGATAATTCATGATATAAACCTTCTACTTCTTTTGACTTTACCCAATAATTACCATCATTATTCTTTATCTCCATAGATTACCTCGTCAGTTTCATCTAGGTTCGGTTGTACTTCTTCGTTAATTTCATTTAACATCTTGCTAGCTTCTTCATCAGTTACCCCTAACACTTTAGAGATAGCATATTGCTTACTAACAATTCCACTTGCTAATGCTTTAACCCAATAATCAAGTTCTGCGTTTCTATCTGTGAATACTCCATCATCAAGGTTAACTGAAATATCTTCAAGTTTAGGTATTTCACCGCTATAAATTCCATGTGCTTTACCTAATTCACAAATAGACACAACAAGTTCTTTAATTGAATGTTCTACTAGTGATACAATGCTATTTCTTAGTTGGAAGGTATCTGAGTTTTCGCTGACGACTTCTGTTGCTGTCTTCATTGTCTTTCCGTCAAAACTAAACATTCCACCACTAACACCTACTTGCATTTCAAACATAGCTAATCCTTTGTTAATAGCTTTTATGTAATCATCAGCTCTGATTGGTGTAGTTAAATCAACGATTTTACTTTCGTCAAGTCCACCACCAATTTGAATATATACGTTTTGGTCCGTTTCAAATCTTCGTTTTGTTGTAAATTCAGTTCCCGTCATAACAGTCATAGTTGTTAATCCCTCTGGAACGGCAACTCTACGCTGTCCCATCTTAATTTCCCACATAAACTCATCATAAGTCCTGTTAATGAAATCAATGGTTGTTTTCGCATTATCAAATATTGATAACCCCAACGGACTGTTAATATCTTTGTTGTTCATTCCAGGTGTTTTCAAGTAAGTAAATAATGGTCTACTTAAACCCTTAATAACTATACTTTCTTCTAAGTCTTCATATAATTCACTTAGCAATACTTGACTACCAATTGTGCTTGAATTGTTTGACTTGTAAAGCTCATTTGTAATTGTTAAATCTTCATCCTTCCACTCGTGAAACTCTATTAATGTGTAATAAATATTTGCCTTACCTTGACTTTTAACAGTCTTAGTAATGATTGCTGCACTACTTACATCTTGCATGTTACTTTGTAATGGTAAAAAAACAGGTGCTTGAATAAATGCTACCTTAATAGTTTTACCATCAAAATATGGTCGCATTGCCATACCACCCAACGCCAAACAACTTTCAAGGTATCTTTCAAAGTTTTTGTTAAATCTATCATTTAGCAAAACATCGTTAACAAATTGATTAATTGTTTCATTATCAACCGTTATTTCAGCTTGTTCATTGTAAACTAAGCCAGCTATCTTCTTACAAGCTGTTCTTGCAAGTGGTAAATGATTAAATTTCCTTGTTCTCTGTTCGCCATCTGTATTCAGATAGGTTACATCGTTAAACTTACTTTGAAAGTACCTCAAATTGTTCTGAATCCTGTTGTATTCTTCAGAAGATACAACAATTTTGGGATGGTCTAATATGCTTGTTAAACTTCCTTGCATTGTGTATTTGCTCCTTTTAAAAAAATCTTTAATAATTTGTATAATTTTCATCGTTATACTCCTACACTTTTAATCCTAATAGTTTTGAATTGTCTAAAACAAAATACTTAAATTCATCAACGGTGTGGTCGTCCTCTTTAATTACTTTTGGTTCGGGTGTCTTGATTGTTTTTTCATCATATCTATACATTTTGTGCTCTTCAATGAATATCTTGTTATTTTCGTGATCTAAATAAAAGAACCTACCTTGAGCAAGTAAACTTGTTACCATATCAATCATGGTCTGATTCTTTTTTTTTGCCACAGGCACCCACCTAATTCCAAAATCTTTATAGTATTGGTTTCTTAAAGCACCCTCTGCACTATCTATTGTTAGCCTAATAATAGGAACATTGTATTTCTCCTGTACTCCAGTAATGAAATCATTAATCATTATTGTTAGATCACTGGGCGCAGCTTTAACACTTCTTCCAGCTGGTGAATAATAAAACGTATCAAGTAATATTACGTTACCTTTAGCAGTGATTCCATAAGCACCGCAAGCAGTCGCACTTTGTTGGTGCCCTGTATCCAATGCGTAAGATATACCAATAATCTTATCATCTGTTGGCAACTCCTGTAATGGATGAAAGCAAGCCATATTATAAACGTTATTACCTAATCCAACTGGTTTACCTAAATAAATATATAGATAATAATCATAGTCATTTTCTTTAATACGATTAATATCAGATAACATTTGATCAGTAACAAAACCCAATTCATCGTTTAAATAGTTTGATTCATGGACCAAATAACCCTCAACTGTCTTCATTTCTTCGCTCCACTCATTAATCCAATCATAAGGGTTTCTAGGTGGGTTATAACTCCAAAAGAATTGCACGAACGGTATTAATTTATGTTTTTGTCGCATAAAAGTAATGTTCGTTTGATCAAATTCTTCTTTGCTATCAAATTCAGCTGCTTCTTCATACCATACAGCTATAATATTGTTAATATCGTTTGATTTTAACTTTTGAAAATCATCAGCACCATAAAAGTAAAAACTTGAACCTGTAGCTTTGTGAGTGATTTTAAACGGTGATACTGTACTTTTGAATGAATCACTTAAACCATATAAATTAATAGCCCAATTAATCTTATTAAAGACACTATCACGAATTGTATTTGCTACTTTCCTAATTACTACAACATTAGCTTTCTCACCCTTAGCTATCATTTTAACCATATCATTAACCAGTTTTAAAGCTACTACTGAAGACTTAAAACTATTCCTACCACCTTTTAGCACGTTATAAGGCACTTTTGAACACCATACTGACTTGAAATGAGGGTTGACGTTCTTCTGAACATAAAATACTTTATTCATCTTCCCACCTATCTACAATTACAATACTTTCAGTTGTAGTTGAGCTTTTCTCTTCTCTTGCTTGGTGAATTTTATTTAGGATATCTGCAGCTTTTATTCTATCTTTCGCACTAACATCAATGTAGGTTGTTTCCTGAAAACCTTGACCCCGTCCGATAAGTATTTCCTCTGTTTGTTCGCCTCTCATTACTGAGGTTAAATATTGAATAACCTCTTGCTGCGTTGCTGTCTTCTTAGATTCAATCTCTTTCATCCGCTCATCTATATAAGATTTTATTCCTACATTTTCCAACAATTTATGGCTTTGGGATTTTGCATAATTCACGCTGTATCCTACTTTAATTGCTGACTGCATCGCATTTCCACTTAAGATGTACTCATCAGCAAATTCTTTTTGTTTAGTTGTCAATTTCGCCAATTTTCCACCATCCTTTCTTGACAAATAAAAAAAGACAGTCGTTAAACTGTCTAGGAAGAAAATTTAATAAGCGATTTTAGGTAGAGATTAAATACTAATAACAAAAAATAAAAAGGTTAAGGTGTCCACATCGTCGTCTTATAAAAAATCTAATATTAACTATTTCTAGAAGTCCTCTACCTAAAATCTTATAATACTATTATAAGGCTTTTCCTACCGCCATTCAATAGACTTTCTCCGCCAATTACCGCCAATTAAAGTTTTATCGAAAAAATACCTTGAGAATTTAATCTTTGACATGTTCTCGTTGAAATATTCATTTTATATTTTATTGTCTCTTC